ATAAGTCATACAGTGTATTATCAGTGAATAGCATGAATTTAATATTAACAGTGTTTGGCACATACGAAAGGCCATGAATTCTTATTACAGCTGACTTAATAACGTCAGAAGATGAACCACCTTTACGAAGTGTCATTTTGTTCAAAGAGATTTTTCCGTTTTCAAAATTAATCTTTCCGCCGTAGCATACATTAGCATAATTCCAATCCACGTCACTAGATAACCATAGTGAAAGAGAGTATGGTTCATTAATTCCGGAATCCCTTGCATCAACTAAATAATAAACGTCTAGTGTGTCAGTTTTTGGATTGTCTATTGGAATAATAAATCTAGACGTAACTCCAACTAAATAAGTAGTTGTGCCTGCTTCTGCATTATTATAGTTATCAAAAGAAATAAATGAAGTTCCATTTACATCAGTTCTACTACTGATTCCGGAACCCTTATAGTATGCAGATGTAATAAACTGCCTACTATAAGCAAAGCCATCTTTCACTAATCTTTCTCCAACTACTTTAGAATCTGCCGCCGCACCATTAATTGTAAGCGTATTGTCCACAACAGTAATACTATCCAATAAGTCATACAGTGTATTATCAGTGAATAGCATGAATTTAATATTAACAGTGTTTGGCACATACGAAAGGCCATGAATTCTTATTACAGCTGACTTAATAACGTCAGAAGATGAACCACCTTTACGAAGTGTCATTTTGTTCAAAGAGATTTTTCCGTTTTCAAAATTAATCTTTCCGCCGTAGCATACATTAGCATAATTCCAATCCACGTCACTAGATAACCATAGTGAAAGAGAGTATGGTTCATTAATTCCGGAATCCCTTGCATCAACTAAATAATAAACGTCTAGTGTGTCAGTTTTTGGATTGTCTATTGGAATAATAAATCTAGACGTAACTCCAACTAAATAAGTAGTTGTGCCTGCTTCTGCATTATTATAGTTATCAAAAGAAATAAATGAAGTTCCATTTACATCAGTTCTACTACTGATTCCGGAACCCTTATAGTATGCAGATGTAATAAACTGCCTACTATAAGCAAAGCCATCTTTCACTAATCTTTCTCCAACTACTTTAGAATCCGCGGCGGCATTTTCTACCGTCAACGACTTATCAATCGGCGGATTGGATGGATTCGTGATATTAGATTTTAACCATGTTGATACTTCATTGCTTACAGTAGGTTTTAATAAATTCAGAAGTTCGCCGCTGTCTTTCATTTCTTCTATTTTCTTGTTGACTTCTGTCTGAATATCAAGATTAGTAAAATACTGATTGACAAAATCATATAACGCTTTGTAACTTTTTACAAGGTTGTCCTGCGCGTCAAACATTTCTTTCACCGTCTTAAACAGCACAACAAATTTATTTTCTAGACTCAACGTCCCGTTGAAATCATACGGAATCCCCCGCACACTTGCTACAATTTCACAAGCTTGCGTAATCATCTTACCGAAATCTGGCAACGTAGGAAAATCTGGAATCGTTGGTTTCTCTGCCATTATTATCCCTCCTTAATAAAATTGATAGAATAACTCTCTGCAATCATCGCAAATACGCTTGTTAAGATTAAGTATGGTATCTCGGAATCTCTGAATTTCTATAGAGTAACTACCGTCGAATCCCTCATCTTCAATCGTATCATTATTATCTGCATGATACGTGTCATTACTGTTGGTTTTTGTGGTATTCTCTCCATTGCTTATAGCACTGTTATGGATGGTATTTTGTCCCCTATCCATTGTAGACGCATAACTCTTTCCGGCAAAATTGATCTGCGGATTGTCAGAGTGAATATTTTGTGTGTTGTTATTTGTATCGGCTGATGTTGTGTTTTTTGCTGTGCTGTCTCCGGAGATCACACCAGTTCGTCTATCATCTTTCGTACTTGTTACTTTTCGCATACTCTTATGAGTAATCAGCGGGTTATACTCAAAAGTAGTACTCCGGTACAACTGCTCATAGTATGGCATATTGAGTGTGAGAATCTTTTTTAGATGATATCGAAATTCTCCGACAGTTTCCAACCCGATCTGTTCTCGAAAATACTGTAAACAGAACGATTTTTCGAACGCAAGTTTTGCGGTTGCATATTCTGGCGCGGATGCATCGACATAAAACGGAAAGTCAAAATTGAAGATTAAAGGAACGGCGACTTCGATCATATTATCAATGGTCTGATTTTCAAGTGGTGAAAGTACATGATCGGAAATAACTAACTGTTCAATGGTATTCGTTAGCGTTTTCGTTTCGTAGTTATAGTTAAGAAACATCATGCCACCTCACTTTCCGGCGTGTCGTTTCCGTTGTTTCTTGTGTGTAGGTTTCGGCATTTGTAGTGGCGAAAACATCCGGTCGGTTAATCGGCGTTACCATTTTAGAGTTAAAACGTACATGGATATTCAAACCATACATTTCGTTGATTGCATCAAGTCCCCTTTGAATGGTTGCCAGATTTCCGTTTCTCGTCAACTCAATCTCTCCATCGTTGTAACTCGTTTCTGCGGAAACCAGCCGTTCCGGCTTTTCTACGCCGCTTGCTTCGATTCCGAGATCAGCCAGACATTCTGCTACTTCTCTCTGTGCAGCTGTATCAAGTTCGTTGAAAATAGGCTGTACTTTCAAATCAATGGTATCAATCTGAATTTGTTTTCGCAGATCGTTTTTTGCTTTGATAAAAGGAATATTTTTTACCCATTTTTGGATAAAGTTGTCGATGGCTAACTTCTGAGTGCTATCACCGCTGATAACTACAGGTGTCCTCTGCTGAATGACATTGACTCGAGTTGACGCTTTTTTCTCTGCAAGACTTTGTGCATGTAAAATAATACTGTGAATTTCCGGTACAGCAAATGGTCTAGCAAAAATCAGCGCACTTTCTTCTTTATCCGTTTGTTCGTAATACTGACCGTTCAGGGCGTACGCAATCCAATCGGTCGGAATACCATAAATATCCGGTTCGCCTACAAGATTCACGCCGAAAACACCGTACAGTCCTGTAATTGGTTCTTTCTTGAAAAGACACATACCGTTCCACAACAAATAAGAGTTCAGCATCCGCGGTGGAATCTCATCCGGTAAACCGTCATACTCATAACGTGATAATGATAAATTTACGAACTTGTCGAAAAAGTGATGAAAATAAAGTTTTTCCTCCGGGGAAGTATTCGGATTCTTTTCCCAGCATCCCCAAACTTCTTTATTGCTCACTCGATACGGGTTAGCATACATATTATCACCCCCTTAATCATTGGAAAGACCATAGTTTCCAACATCATCCGTATGCCAGAACGTAACACCTCTGTTAAACATTGCTTGTAAAAAGTTGATATCATCGGTGACACACGCTCCATGCAATCCACAATTTACCGTTTTCACAAAATTCCAACTTGACCGCCCAGTGATATTCGGTACTTTAATTTTGTGTGTTGCGTATCCATACATAGTAAAATAATCGTCAATTATTTTAGCCATTTCCGGCGTTACACACATGGTCTTTAATGCAATCGTATTACTAAAAAGTGCAGTTTGCACATAACTTCCAGTAGCACTTCCTTTTGCTGTAGGCGGTATTAAATCGTGCTGTTCCATCTGCGCCGAAATATTTTCGCCAAACATAAAATTGCTTACGGTTTGACCGATACTGCTTTCAATGGCTTTTCCAAAATTACCGCTTAACACATTTGCAATAGTAGAGATAACACTTTTTCCGGTATCAATATATTGCTGTTTTGTTTGGTAATCCCATATAGGTTGAGACTGCGCAATCCATGCTTGATAAGCGTCATTTGTCCACGCGCATGATGGGAAATTACTGTATACAAAACCATACGGTGTGTTAGTAGTAGGTTCGTTTTTGTAATTTTTTGGACTTATGTAAATTGATGGAATGTTTAACTTTACTCCTTGACCATAAAAAGCAATTTTTTGATCTTTGAAATATTCTAGCCGATACATATACTGGCTACCATCGTGTCCATCGACTAGTAGATAAGAAAATGGATACTGGAATAATTTTTTATTTTTTGGCGCATATCCTGCAAGTGTTTCTGGAAAATGCATTGGGAATTCCTGCGGTGATTTGTTAAAGCATAACTGCGGAGCCTGGAAAATAGCCACGATAGCATCTGCGTTTCCACTCGTTGCGTATGCCTGTATTTTTCGTTTCATGGCAGAAAAATCTGTAGTGTTAAAATAAGTCAAACCAGACATTATTTTTTGATTTAATTCCGGTTCTAATGCAACCCCGTTTTCGTCTGCACTTGCAACTAAACAGTAGTTCATCAATCCAAACCCTAAGCCAGCGGAAGTATTTACAATATATTCCCCAGTTTCCAGATTTTCGGGGACTAGATTCGCCCCTACTGCGTCATCTGCTTTTGCAACGTGTTCTCTCTCCACATAGCACGGCTGTAAAACCACATCGTAAAAACTGTTCTGGAAACGATCGGGTTCGAAATAAATCTTGAAACTTCCGTCACTCAACCATTCTACGCGCGTCACAAAGCCGAAATACCACTCTTCCGTATACGGCTTGTTTTGAAACGCAATGTAATTACATTTCAAAAACTCACTCTCATTCCCTTTCCCCTTATAAGTCAATTCTCCCCATCTCACGGGCGCGGACTGCTTAAAAATATGGATTGCTTTTTCTCTTACGTGCGCCAGACAACCTGCTTTTCCGTTTTCGTAGTATCTTACATGTTCATAATCGTTTCCCCACTCAATCCCACTTGCTAAAATTACCTCCGTCTGAGGGGAAACTGCCGCCACATGTTCCTGCGGCGGCATCGGAATGAAATTATCCATATTTCCTCCCTCTTACTTAATCGGTCGTAAAGTAAATGGTTGCATGTTTGGAAGAATCGAATCGGCTTGTAATCACAACCCGCACACTTTCTGTTTTGTTTGCTTTCGGTTTCAGATTCTTTTCGTCTTTTGCGATTCGAAGAATTGTTGTTCCCGGTATCATAAATGTATCTGCGGAAGAATTACCTTCTACTTTTACGTCAATCGCTTTATCAGCTACGCCCGTAGAGGTAACAGAAAAACTTCCTCCGAAGTGCACATCTGTTCCGGCTTTCACCAGTCCGACGTCACTTGCGCTAATGCCAGAAACAAGAACTTTCTCGGTCGTAAAGACAATGATCGGATAAAACAGGGAATAAGAGAACATCTCTTTTACCGTATAAGTATTGTTCCAACGCAGTCCGCGATTAACGTTATCCTGTACCATCATACGGTACTGTTCACGGATTTTGAAGAACCGCTTGTCAACCAGAACCGCCACAATACCCGCCGAATCGTTAAAGTTGTCAATTAACACCTGCTGGGCTTTCGGGAGCATGCGGTCGAGATTGTAAGCGCTGGCATAACTGTCAACGTTCATTGCCGCTTTGGTGTCCGGGTCGACAAACAGAAGAATGGTAGCTTCTTTTGCGGCAGAGGTCGCGCCTGCGAAATTGTACAGCGGGTTAGGGAACTGAATTTTGTCAATATAGGACTGAATTTGCTTTGCCAGTGCGTTCGCGGATGCCTGATCTGTCACCGGGTCAACATGAACCGGGTAAATATGTCCCGCACGTTTTGCAGATGCAATCAGTTCTTTCGCGGTTATGAACTCATCCCAGTTACAAGCGGAAACGACACTTTCCACTTTTGCCTGAACTAGATTTCTGAGTCCGTAATCATCAAGGAACGCGCCGCGCATATCCTCAAACCAGATCGTCACCGGATAATCGTTATTAAAATTGATTACATGATACAGAGCCATGATGTAACTGTCATAAATGGCGGTCGCATCTTCGATGCTGATGTTCGCATCGTGCGCATAACCCTGTGCAAAGTTTACGTAAACTTCTTGTTCTCCGTTTCCATACGGCATGGCGTTACTGTTCAGCATACGCAGAGGATTTCTAAACGCTTCCGTGCTGATCGACTGACTGGCAATCAGATTCACAAGAGCCGGAACGAGTTCGTTTCTTGCCATCGGGTTGTAAGGATCGGTTAAAGTTTTTGCGATGTCGGCAATATTTTCACGGGTTGCAACCGGGACTCTGTCACGGTAGTCAACACTCATGGTCTGACGCACTGCGTTCAGCATATTAATATTGGTCATATCAAGTTTTTCTGCCATTGTTTCACTCTCCTTTTCCGCTCAGAATTAGCTGAGACATATCAAGATCGTTGATACTTGTTGCGGTTTCTTCCGATTCCGGCGCGTTTCCGCCAAACTCAGTTACTTTTGTGATACTTCCACCGTGAGAAAGATCAGACCAGCGGCTTTTGATTTCGGCAACTGCGGAATCATACTTTCCTTTCAGTTCGTCCCGTTCCGCAACCAGTGCGTCACGTTCGGACATCAGTGCTCCAATGTCGGTATCTTCTGTTTTGATTTTTTCGCTTATGGCGGCGATTGCGTCACCGTGTGTTTCGATGTTTCCGATATCGGCTACGATTTCCGACCAATACTCTTCAAGTGTCATGTTAAAACCTCCTTCTTAAATTGGGATATAACCAGATCGGCATTTTATGCCGTTTTGGTTTCATTGGGTGTGGCGGCTCGGGTGGCTCGGGTTGCCCAGTGGACAAATACCGAAATACCATAACCGCGTTGTTCAAACGTTCGGTATCAGATAGATACCGATTCCCGACAATCCATCCGGTAATTGCAGAATCTTTTGCGTGTTCCGAAATGAAATTAAAACACGCATGTGCTTTTTCCTGCCGGAACGCAAGTGTTCCATCGTCACGAATTCCCTCCCATCCTTTCATATAGGCGGAAGTCAGTGCGTTCAGATCGGTGCTGTCACTGTGCAAAAAAGCTTGTAGATTTTCGTAAGCACTAGCGGCTCCGACCGAATACCAGACATTCTCATAAATCAGATATTCTAACTGCGCGTTACCATCTTCCCGGCTGTACCCGTTGGAATCTAACCATTGGAACAACCGCGTCCGGCGGTCGGTAGAGGAATTATCTGTCCACTGACCCAATCCATAGCCGGGCGAGCCGACAATTGTACCTTGCCACAACCCGGGGTTTACGGTTGACTCCTGCCAGAAATTGCCACAGATAGCGGCGATCACATACTGGCTGATACCGCTTTCTACCGCAACCGGATACCGATAAAGATACGTCCACGCGCTATAGGGAGACACAAACGTATTAATGGATACCTGTCTTTCCAGCGGGGAACTATCGGTGTGCGCTCCCATCGTATACCCGCCACCGTCAGCGGGATTGTAAACCATTTCGGTGTGCCCGCCCCTCCATAAGATATCACCTTTTTTCCATGGCTGATTGGCTGTACCTTTTTTGAATCCAGCACCGATCAAATATCCGTCCATGCTACGAGTCGTAAACCACGGGTTAGATGCTAAAAACCCGCCGACCGTACAACAGTAACTCATGAGAGAGGAGCAATCATAGTAGGTAATACCTCCGACGGTCTGACCCTCGCGATACGTTTGTGAATATCCAACGTTTGGATTGTTACAAATCTCGATACAGGTATTGTAAGCAAGCGTCAGATCAGCCACGGGTTAAACCCTCTTTTGCTACGTAACCAGTATAGACGATGCCATTTACGACGGCTTTCACCAGATACCATTCTCCGGTATAATACCCGTAGTTTCGAACACTGGTTCCGGTTGGCAACGTCAAGATGACAGTTTTATTCATTCCGGCTCCAACACGCAGATTGTAGCGATCATTGGTATGATACGCTCCTGCAATTTTCCGGTCAAAACTACGCGCGGATTCTGTCTTGACGCAACTTTCAATGACGTTATGCGGCTTTTCGTCGACGGCTCCTGCATACCGATAGTGAACGGTATTTTCATACGGAAGACCGTAATAAGACCGTACACAGATTTCTTTTCCGGTCTGATCTCCCGTCTGACCATCAATCCCGCCGTTTTCCGACTGGCTGGCGTGGACGATGCGGTTCGCGCCAACCGACATCGTTACATGATGACCAGCCGCAAGGTGGATATCACCGCGTTTCCACGGTTTACCGCATTTCACAAAACCAGCGTTTTCCAACTGTTCACCTAGATTTCTAGTTGTGCTGTAAATGCTGATCGGAAAACCAGCATTTGCAAGTGCAGTCCCGACAAAAGAGGAGCAGTCATAATCGGGACTGTTCCGGTGTACCTGTGAGTACCCGTGCCGATCATCGGCGGCGATTTGTTCCGCCCATGCAACTGCTTTTTCGATTTTATTCATTCTTTCCACCTCCTAAGTGCTGGCAAAGTGAATTAATTGCAGTCGTGTTCGCTTCGACGCTTTTCCGCAGTTCTTCCATCTCTTCCTTGTGTGCGTCTTTTTCTTTCACAAGATACCAGAAAAGTGCGCCGCAACAAACAATTGGAAAACCGAGACTTCCAACTAACTGCGTAACCATAGTTACATCCATGTTTCTACCTCCTTATCCTGCCATTTTAACCAGTCCTCAATTTCACTTAATTTATCACACATAATAAAATTATGAATGAATCGAACTGGCGATTTACTGTTATACGCGTTGCCATCCATGAAAAAGAAATCCCACAAATACCGGATGTGAGACTCGTAATTTTCATGAGGGACAATGATCAGCGTATCTTTTTCGTCCGCTTTATAGCGTACCGTATAAGCAAGATAAGCATTTTCTTTTTTCATCATGCTGACAATCATATTAAAAACGATACTTGCCATCTTTGCTCCTTTCTTCCTGTCGAAACAAGGAAACCTTTTGACCTGCCAAGGACAGGGCGGTTTACTCAACCGTGGCAACCCCTTATAAAAGGTTTCCCCGTATTTTCATGATAAATCTTTTTTATCCGGATGTCAAGTACTTTTGTCCGTCTAGACGAACTATTTATAAAGATCAATCCCGAGTAACTCAACCGCCATATTTTTGCTGTCGAGATCGTCAAACCGCAAATATGCTTTGCGATATGCGTCAACTAGATTTTCAAACAAATAATCATAGTGTTCAAGCATAACCGTGTTTTGTGTGTGATCGCCGTCCCGAAAAACCGCGACAAAAGTACAAGACGGGTTATAGTTATGCGTAATATAGATGTACCCCTCTTCGTAATACTCATACACGCCATAACTTTTTCCACTATGTTCGATGGTGAACAGATACCGCGACCGTCCGGTCGGCTTTTGTACAAACACGGCATCATCAATCAACATCTGATCTCCAACACTCATGCTTTGCAGATAGTGACCGCCGCGGAATGCTTTCAAAGCAGTATTCTCCCACATAGCTTTATTGGCACTGTCATTGTGAGTAAACTCACACACAAAACCGCTCCCATGCAGCATTTTTGTTTCTTTCTGGTATCTCTTATGGATACCAAAAAATACAAAATAGGGATTGAGCAACGTAATATTATTGGATGCCATAATCAGTTTAAACCATCGGGACTGGCTTCCATTTCCACGGCTGATCGTCAGCAACAACGATTGCAGTTTTTCAGATTCCCCTTTTACGTATTGTCCGCTTTCCATGCTGAACTCGTCAAAAAACAAAAAGTAGATATCCCGAAAATACGGAGACAATTTTTTTACACTGTCCATCTTACTTCCAAAACTAAACGCGCATCCGAATGGCACGCCGTCCAGAAAATACCGCACAACATTTCCGTTTTTGTCCAGATTTTTATAGGTAATCACACTTCCTAATTTAGGATACATTCCTAGCATATCTTCGTACATTGCCGCCGCTCCCGTCATTTCCCCTTTCGTCCGGAAAATCCATCCGGTCTGCAATCCGTACTCTTTGCACAAGATACAGCTTGCCGCGGCGAACGCACTTGTCTTTCCGGCGCTACGGTTGGAACACGTAATTGCTACGCCAGCGAAATCCCCGTCCACGTCCGGCTCGGAAAACAACCGAATCGGATTGTAATACTGAATCGCTTGCCCGTTTTCGTCGATCGCGTCAAATTTCACATCATAGTCAGCAAAAAGTTTTTCCCATTGGATATCATTCCAAAAAATCATTGTTTCACGTGAAACATTTTGTTCACGTCCTCCTTTCTTCTTTTTTCCCGCTCCGCGTACACGGTTATCGGAATCCGAACGTCCCGCCAGTTCCCCGCCAGTCTCTCTGCAGACAATCTCACGTTAATCGCACGATGATCGCACGTTTTGCTTGCAGAGGTACGGCGGTGAAAGGCGAGCTTCGTTAAGTAACAAAAGAGCTACGCTGGAAAACGTAGCTCTTACACGTATTGCGCTCATATGTATTAAGCGAACGGGTTATACTTTTTGGTATCACCGAACTTGTGAACGTTTACTGCGGAAAGGTAAGCCGTAAATCCCTTGTCGCGGCGGAATTTGCTTTCACCGATCGAGATGAAAAGGTCGACTACTGCGCCTTTTCCGAGTTCGTCAACACTGGAAATGATGTCGCTTTCGATTTCGTCCTCATAAAAGTCGACTTTGTAATTTGTCTGAGCTTTCACGTAAAGACCAGCTTCGGAGGTTTCTTTCGCAGGAATCCACTTTGCTTCTGCGGCGGCGTCCTCTCCAAAATCTTCGATGATCTTTTCAAAGATTGCTTTCTGCTGATCAGCTGTGATCGAAGCAGAAAGAATACTTTTTCCGTCTTCATCTTTTGCATATTTTACAGTTACGTTGTTAAGTTTCATTTTCGATTTTGCCATTATGTTTTTTTTTCTCCTTTTTGATGAAGTTGTTTATTAGGCAGAACAGCGGCGCTTAGCTTTGATCATGCCGTCTTATCGGTTACTTCCAGACCGCTGTTGTGTCGGCTTAATCGTCCAGTCTCTTTGCTGAAGCAAAAAACTGTTCGTCCGGCATCTCGTAGCGGGCGGATACGGTATCGGTTAATACGCAGATGGAATCCTCCGGAAAACCAGCGGCAGTAACAGCGGCGGTTTTTGCTTTCTGCGATTTCAGTTCTTCTGTATTCTCAAAAGAGCCGATCACCTGTTTTGTGTTTCTGTCAATGACGGAATAGATAAATGTTTCGATTTTTGTTCTAACCATTTTTTTCTCCTTTCGTATGTGTTATTTGTTCGACAAGTATATAATAGCACTTCCGACCAAAAAAGTCAATAGTTAAATAAGAAAATAAAGAAAATATCCAAAAATAAAAGCAGGATGGAAAGGTCGAGTTCTTCCTCATGTAACGCCCAGATCGTTGATAATACTAAAAACATAAAAAACACAAAATATCTCATATCGTCTCCTATTCCGGTAACACTCCGTCTTGAGAGTTTACCAATACTTCATAGTATTCATTCGATACACCTAAGGTATAAGTGGTAGCAATGATTCCGATATTACTTGCAGTTAATATTTCTTCCCCGTTGACTTTGATGTAATGGGGTTTCGAGTTGTTAAAGCAACTGATTGTCCGGCCGACATTTTCCAGCCGGCGGCAGAGACGGAAATTAGTACAGCACTTTAAGTTTTCCGCTCCAAGTTTCTTATTCATGCCGGCGACCGTAGAGGTAAAACGCACGGGGTCGTTGCCAGATTGCGCCGCTTTTTCGTCCCATTCAACGCCGCAGTATTTTTTCGCGCCGAGGGTCTTAAACTGGAGATAGAGGTCATCCAGATCCCAGACGCCGAGAATGTAACGGTTGGCACCAACGTCACAAAACGCAGGAATGTCATTATCAATCGCACGTTTTTCCAGTATTTTGTTTTTGGCTTCAAATTCTGGAATGTGAACGTCAGGATGTAAAAACTTGATACTATCGGTGTCGCAGTAGACGGCATCCATTCCAACCACGTCCAGCATATCTTGTAACTGCTTTCTTGCGTGGGCGGTAACATAGATTCCCCATTGATAGTGCAAAAAGCTATTCTTTCCCGCGTAGTACGTTTTCAGTGCTTTTTCCGCATCGGCTTTTTCCCGATGCCATTCACCCGTAAAAACATCCAGCGACCAATCGTCCTGCAAAAGATCGGTTACGCACATTCCGAACGTACTGTTTAGTTTATTCTTAGATTTCATATATTCATAGCCTTTATCGGGATTTCCTTTCAACTGGCTTTTTGCGATAAAAAATGACAGCATCGTTTTACGCATACTGTCCGGTAATTTTCCGCGCGCGGCTACGTAGCACTCCGAGACGGTAAAGAAATCATAGTCGTATTGATTTTTTATGATCGACAAGTCAATTTCCGTCATTGCTATTTCACAGCACGCAATAGACAAGACGCGTCCATTATCAAGCACACAATCTTTCCCGTGCTTCTGACACTTTGACAGCGGGATATACGGGACGGGTATATTTTCTTTAATACGCAAGTTGTCAAATTGTACCCGCATGATAACACAACGTGTAGCACACAAGTTGTCAAACTGTCCCTGCGTTTTGATCTCAACCGCCCGAAACGCACTCATGGGATAGTACCCAATTGCAATCTGCGCCGGATAGCTGCTCGAAATATCCATACTACCCATAACGATCGCAGATTCACCCTTTTCCGCTGTGATCGTGTGCCCCGCGTGAATACGGTTAGCGTGGGTATTGCCGCCGCGGAACGCATCTTTGCAAAGCTGGTACTGCGGTAACGTCAAAGCCAGATCGGCAAATACTCCCGGATAATAACCGCGATCTGCCTGCATGGCGCGGCGAAATTCGCGGCGGACGTAGCCAGTTGAGGTAAGGGGGATTTCTGCAAGGTTGTCATCTTTTCGTAAGGCGCGGATGCATTCGCACAATCCACGAACGTCATTGTAGCAATATCCCTGTTCAACGTCAGTTAAAGGTGTTTTTGGTGTACGTAGTTTTTTATAGTCATACGTATCAACCAATTTATAGTGGGTCACGCCCGCACTGTTCTCACAAAATTTTGAAAGACTCATGTTGCTTAAAAAATACGAGCATCGAAACTCTATCCCGTATTTATACGCATAACATTTCATAACTTTATGTGCATCCCGCGCAAAGATTTCATCAAATTCTATGAAATCTTTCATGAATTGAAATTCATACGAAAGATTATGAACGTAGACGACAGCGCGTTTCGTATCAGATGTTTTCAAATACAAATGCAGTTTTTTGCAGAATGAAAGAAACTCGTTCCAGGTGCGACCAAAACACACGGTATCTTTGATACAAAACTGCCATTGATACAGAAAGGCAGTTCCTTTTACTACTTTTTCACCTGTTTTGTTATAGCGTTCATAATCAAGTTTTTCTAACGTAGTTGTTTCGATATCAAACGCCATTTCTGCATCATAATAAACGATATGGTTTTTCTTTCTTCCACGTTTGCGGCATTCGCGCAAAGTCTGGAAAGACGAAAACGGAAAATCATTGACCGAATAAATTGTTTCACGTGAAACATTTTCGTTTCCGTTGACGATAACAGGGATATCTACTTCATACATATTACACCTACTTTAATTTTGTTCGCTTTTTCGCAAATAATTCTTCTTCCGTTATATAGCCATCGAGAAAATCCTGATATTCGTCAAGAATATCTTCTAGTTCGATTCCACTATCATTTAATTTCGAAATAAAATCGTCAATAATTTGATTGGACGCTACCTGCTTTCGCAGATTTTTTTTGTAGAGATTGGAAGTTAGAAAACGATACAAGTCTTTATAGTTATCTTCTGTTACTTCTGCATCAATTTTCTTCTTTGACGTATCAAAACGTCTTTGTAACTCCGCAATGCGGTATCCCTCCAAAGTAGTTTCTGGAGAGTTCAAAAACGCAATCATGGTATCCCATTCCTGCCGGATGGATGCATCCGAACGCTTTACGCCTTTCAAGAAACGATTCTTTTCACGCCCTTGTGACGCAAAAAATTCTTTTACACGCCCATACTCCCATTGGTCACGCGCGTGAATTTTTTCCAGTTTGGCAAGGCGGCTATTTGCCGCCTGCGCCACACGTGGAAGTTCGCGTTTGATCTGGTCAAGGGATAAGTCAATCTCTTGATAGATGCTATAGTCTTTTGAGTTCGGCATTATTCACACCCTCTTATCATTAATCGCAATTTACCGTTTACGATTTCGAAACCGGTTACTTCTTCTGATAAGTAGTTTTCTGTTCTTTTCGTGTAGAAGTTGGCGCAGTCCATAGCAAATTCTGCCACGGGTACATAATGTACTTCATTAAATACCGTAATAGACGCGTATATTTCAACTTCCACGCGGTTCATGCCACTATACATTAAGATAAAATCTTTTACTCGCATGATGATACCTCCTTAATAATAACACGTTTCTTTGTTTCCCGCTTTTGAGTACAACGGACACAACGTACAGTTATCGTTAGCGGAACAGATAACGGAATGTTTGATTTCAATGTAATAAGTTAGGTAAGCAGAACGAGTTCTTGTGGAATTGTTGGATTTTACAGTAAATCCGACGCCAAACCGTCCTTTATATGGCAGCGGGTTATAGGTTGCTTTTTTACGGATGTATCCGTTTGTCATAGACGAGTGTGAATAAGCATACACTTTAAACTCTGCTCCTACTTTTCTTGTTACATAGAACGGAAGTTCAGCAACGTTATTTTGCATTTTAACAAGTTCTTCATACGTCATTTTTTGATTAATTCTCATTATCCTCTTTCTCCCGTATTGCCGATAGGTCGCAGATGTTAAGTATTAATGAAACGGTACAGCGGCGATTCATGATATAACTCTCGAAAAAGATCTTCATATGTTACCCACTTAGTAAGGGCTTTTTCCGCTTGCATGCTATTTTGTCCGTATACATTTTCCATTCTTTTGAGCATATCCCAAGAATCATTGCATTTTTCATTTAATACGGTTTTAATTTCTTCTACTGTCATTTAATTTTCCTCCTTTTTGTATTATTGGTTTTCCTTGTTTCTGATATTACAATACCACTTTTCTAGAAAAATGTCAATCCTTTTTCTAGAAAATATCATTACACATATTCACACCGCGCCGTGTCCGTCACACGGAAGGCGCGCAAAGCGCTACAGCCTCCGGCGGTCATCGGCGGACAACCGCACGATCACAAGCGATAACTAACATTACATATATAATATGACTGGCAGTCCGCGGAGCGGACGACCCGAACGGGCATGCGCGGACGGAAAGGACGCGCCGTGTCCGTCACACGCGGACACTTTAGCAGACTAAAGTGAGTTACCGTTTCGGAAGTGTCCGCGACCCGCGGACAAACATGCCGTTTTGTCCACTTTTCGGGCAAAATGAGTAAGTATTTCGGAAGAATTGTACGAGATTCGGGTGGAAAACGTGAATAATTGAGGAATTGTATAGACAATTAGGCTGGACTAACACTTTAGTCGGATGAAGCGTTTTTGTCAAGTCGGAAAATTGCATAAAAATTTCGGGCATATGTGTTGTAATAAGTATTAAAAAGTAAACAAATGCAATGAAATAGTTTGCAAAAGCGGTGTCCGTGTGTGAAAGACACCGCTTTTGTTGTGCAATGTGCTGTCCGCCGTACGCGGACAAAATTGGGAAAATGTCCGCGTGG